TGAGATATGTTTCTGTATCTTCTAACCAAGCCCTGCGATAAAATTCATTGGTGTCTGGAAACTTTTCCGATACTAACTTCTTCTTATCAAGAACAGTTTCACCGATATAATCAAGAGAAAGAGAAGGTAGTGTTCCTCTTTGAGAATCATTCCATTGTCTTTCAAATGCCAAGTCCAAAGAAAGAGTAATTCTCCCACCAATAGGTTGTTCGATAGGACTAAATCCATTCTCCGCATAAGCAAAAGAAAATCCATCTTTAGTCTTTTTAATACCTTTAATATAACCAATAGGCGACATAATGCAAGGATTCAAACCTACTGCACACGCTCTTTCTAATAGTTTAGGAATATCAGCAAAGTTCCCGAACCATGCAATTAACATATCGGGGTCTTTTACAACCATAGTTGTCATAAAGTTTTCAATCATATCTTTTTCATTATCAAAAATAAACTTATCAAAATCTTTCATGTCTTTTCCTTCTAAGGAATCATCGTAATTAGGAAACCATACCCATTGATAATAGGCTTCATCATAATTGTCATAAACAACAATAGTAGTAATTTTATCATGGTTTTCTCCGCCTTGTTGCCATTCCATATCCCAATACCACTTACGCAGTTTATATTCAGGCATTTCATGTAATTCATCAACACAGTATCTAAAATGTAAAGGAACATCTGCTTCATAGGTTTTACCAAATATCTTCTTTGCTTCTCTAATATCATTTGCTGAATCCACTAATACTTTCTTTAGTGGCTTTTTATTAAGATTAACCCAATCACCACGCACATAACTAAAATCTCTTGTAATATACTTAGAAGCATTATACGCTGGCGGTTCATGCGAATCTTCATCAACAAAGAAATAGGGTTGAAAATCAACCATTTCATATTTCTTTTCACCGTTCTCTCTCCATGATTTATAAATTGTTTTACCATCGTTCATTTTGTTAATTATCATTATTATTCACCCATTGACTGTCGGGGCTTTTAATAGCATTCTATCATTAGATACCAATAAAAGCGGAAATTCATCTTTCATATAAACATTAATCATTTGGTCTTTTTCAAAGAAAGCATACACTGGACTACTAAATTCAACAGTCGCAGGTTCTCCCATAGGAAATACAGGAGTAATTACTTCTTCGTATTTATTTGTTACATTTTCTCTTGAAGATACTGTTAAGAGATTTTTATTATAATCAAACTTATAGACACCGTTTTTTACCAACTCGCAACTTTTAATCGCTGATTGTAGTTGAAGTTGAGTTAAAGTAAATGCTCCTTCAAATTGGGATTTACCAAAGTTAAATAGTGTCTGTGGTTGTATTTCATAAACAACATGATTTAACATATTTTTAATCCTAACCAAAGCATCATTGTTCGGGTGATTGACTACTATCGGAATAGAGGCTTTCTTATTTTCACTACTAATTGAAATAAAATCTCCAACCTTAAGAGTTATCTCATCACCAAAAGTTTTTAGATATGGTAGTAAAGTGGTTGTATCAACAACACAAGTTCCTTCGTTTATTTCACCAGTTAATGCAATATCAAGTTTTACAAAGAAAGTATTATTTCCATTCCAAATATTTAGAGTATTATCTTTAACAATAAGCATTACATAAGAACCAAGAGAAGTATTACCAAAACCACTATTTGTGCTTCCTTTTCCCTTAACTTGAATACTTGTTAATGCCTTGCTTAGTTTATCGCTTTCTGTTGTAAATATCAAATTAATCCCTCACGCAATTCAGGAATACCAGTCCAAGAAACTTTACCTGCACCAACAGTTAAAGATTCCCAAGACTTTCCAACAAGTTCTGTATTAGTTTTACTGCTTAACAGTTCTGCTTTATACACAACATCGTTCTTCTTGCGTGTTCTTCGGGTTGTAATAATTTGATGGAGATAATCTCCCCAATTATGCCAGTTAGGTTTAGAACCAATTACTTCACCAGTTGCTCCATAATCAGCCTTTGAATGTGTAATGTAGATTTGGTCGCAGTTTAGATTCTTACACATCATTAACAATGAATAAAACGGAGCATTTCTTTTACCCCACTCAAACTTCATTTTTTGTGGTTTTCCAATTTTAGAACTTCCAGTTACATGAAGTGTGCAACAATCTAACCACTTATCAATTCCATCAAATACAAAGAGAACATCTTCTCCTGCTTCAATTCTTTCTTTTACATACAAAACAAAATCTTCGGAGTTTGCTTCGGACTTTTGAATATCTAATTCCCCATTATCATTTCTAACTTCTGGATTCCATAGAGTAATTCTATCTGTCATTTCATGGTTTTGTCGCCATGTCGGTTCGCAACCATCATCCCAATCTAAAACATAAATTTGTTTATCAGGGAAATCAAGGGCTAATCCACTCTTAACTGTTTTTGGTTCTCCCCAAATACCACAGATAAGACGATTATTTCTTGCTAACCTCTCGCTTGTTTGTTTCTTTAATTTATCTTGAAACAACAAAACTCTTTGATTGTTTGTTGTTTCATTCGCTACTGCTTTGTTTCCTGTATTGCTAGTTAATCCCATTGTTATTCACCATTCCTGTATTAAGTCATTTTCTTCTATGGACAAATATTGTCCTCTAATTTCACACCAAGCCATGACTAATTCTCTTAGTTGTGATAAGTTTTCACATACATAACGGGCTTCTTTAGAGCCAATATGGAGTTTAGTCCAGTATGTTCCTTCTTCATTATCATTCTCTTTCCATGTTATAAAATCAACTTTTTCTAAGTCAATCAAATAACTATTCTTTTTTAGTAAGTATTTATTTCCTTTTAAATCATTCATATTTTCACCCCCATAAGGGATATAGGCTTCGCACCTATATGACCGTCATTAACGCCAACGACTACACAATGATTGATTATTCAATCAAAACCAGTCAAAGTCCTCTTCAACTGCTTGTTCAACAACAACTGCCGAACCATGCTTAACTGTGCAATAAAGCCCAGTAACATTGATAGTTACGGGTTCAGCACCTTCATCAGTAATTCTTTGGCTTGTTCGTCCAACAACAATAACAGTAGAACCAATCCCAAAGTCCAGTTTCAAATGATTAGGAATCCAACAAGTTGTAATTCCGTCATTTTCATAATTCATTTCCGCATTCAAATCAGTTAGATTAATAATACGATTACCGTTCTTTGTTGGAGTCATATTCATATTAGTTACTGTTCCATCAGTAATAATATATCTCTCCTTTGTTGGTAGTCCTTGTCTATTAATGTGTGCTTTCTCCATTTCAACTAAAGGAACTAAATGATTTCCAAATTGTTGTCTTAAACAATCTTCATAATCAAAGTTTGACATATCACGATAAAGGTCATTTTCTTTATCCATGTCATCATTCATAGTTAAACTATCAACTGTTAGTTGTTTAGCACCATAAATGTCTGTTCCATTAGTACCTAATACACAAAGGAAATGAACCCATTCAAATGTATTAGGAGCAAAATCAACTCCGCCTTGATTCTTATATGAGAAGTAATAAGGCTTCATTTCACCAGTTCCCAAAGAACCATAAAATATACCGCTTCTTCTCATTTGTTCAGGAGGTAAAGGCTTACCGTAGTTATTATTTTTACCACCATTCATATAAACAGGGGTATTATCCAAAGGAATAAAGAAACGACCATCTTCGGTTTCTTCTGTTCCTGCGGGTAATGTAGTTAAAGTCTTTTCATTGTATTCATCGTTATGATAACGAGAAACAACCCATTTACCTAATGCGTTTTGGTTTGCTACTGCAACAATTCCTTTTTCAAGGGCATTATCAGCATCACGCATAAACTCTTCTTTTGCTTTCATTCTGTTATAAGCCATCATATCTCTTGGTGCATCTAAAGAAACAAAGAAACCAAATGCGGATTTATAAAAAGAATCATCACTGTTTCCTTCTCCATTTCCGTTATTGCCGCTATTTTGCGCTCTTCTTTGATTAGCAACATAATTACGCCAAAGACCCTTACCAATAGGGTTTGTTGTTTCAATGTTGTTTTCTGAACAAATTTCTTCGTATTTGCTCATTCCTTCTTCAGCACTTAAGCCTAATACTTCAGCACCTTTTATTATTTCGTTTTTCATATTTTCGTCCATATTTTCACCTTATTTATCTTATTTTGTTTTGTTTTGTTTTGTTTTGTTTTTTCCTACAATAACTGCCCAATTAACCATGAGGCTAATAGTTTAGGGGTCATTGTATTGGAACGCCATTCGCTTTCTCCTAATGTTCTTAACATCTTGAATTTCAAATTATTATCTAATCCTTCTGAATTAATTACCGCATCATGTAGCCCAACGCAGATTTCTCTAATAGTCTTACCATCGTGCAAAAGGTTATGAATACTGCTTAGTGAATTAGAATTTTTATTGATTATTGAAATTAATAATTTATTATAGTCAGTTAAACCAATCGCTATTTGCTTTGAGAGGGTTGAATTACTTGCTTTAGCGGCTTGTAATTCAGTAATCGCCCTACGCATATCACCGTTCATAGAGTATATAAATGACCCTAATTCATCTTGGGAGAAATGAGTTATTTCTTCATGTTTGAGAATAGAGGTTAATACTTCTAACATGGCTTCATTAGAAAGTGGTTTGAAATTATAATTTGCACACCTACTTTGAAGTGCAAAGATAATCTTATTTCTATCATTACAAGTAATGATAAATCTTACATTACTTGCATAACGCTCCATAATACGCTTAAGTGCATTTTGAGCATCATTAGTCATACCGTCCATTTCATCAAGTAATACTATTCTAAATGGTGCATCACCTATTGTTCCGCTTTGTGCGATATTCTTAATTGTGGTTCGTACATTCTCTAATCGCCTATCATCAGAAGCATTTACTTCAATAAAGTTATCATTAAAAGAATCACCGAGTATTTCTTTTCCAATAACTAATCCTGCTCCTGTCTTTCCATTTCCCGGATTTCCGAATAATAGAAGATTAGGCATATTTTTTTCTTCAATCCAACCTTTTGCGTCCATTACAAAGTGTGGTTGTCCTATTATTTCATTTATTTTATTTGG